GGGCAAGACTCAAGCGAATCGTCCCGTTCAAGCGGTTGCATCTGCTAAACGCAGTGCTAAGTCTGGACGCAAGACTGTGAGACTCACACCGTCACAGGTAACAATAGCAAAGAAATTGGGTGTGCCTTTAGAAGAGTACGCGAAATATGTTGAATAACGTGGAGCAACAATGACAACGAAAAATAAAAACATCGACGAAAGTCGTGAACCACGCGAAGCCCAAACTCGTGAAAAGAAAGTAGCGAGAAAACCATGGGCCCCGCCATCCGCATTGGATGCACCAAAACCTCCCGAAGGACATGTTCACCGCTGGGTGAGATTAGAGATTAGAGGCCAAGATGATCGTAAGAACGTCATGGCTCGGATCAGAGAAGGTTGGGTACCTGTGAGAGCAGATGAATACCCAGACTTTGAATCTCCGATAGTGGAAGAAGGTAAATTTGAAGGAGTGATTGGAGTTGGCGGGTTGATTCTATGTAGGATTCCTATCGAAACCGTACAGGAAAGAGATCAGTTTTTTGCGTCTAAAACGCAAAATCAGATGGACGCTGTCGATAACGATATGTTGAGAGATGGAAGTCACCCCTCGATGTCTATCAGTAGACCTGAGAGACAATCTCGCGTAACAATAGGTGGAACCCAAGATTCATCCGAATAAGGGTTCTTGATTTTAATTCTTGGAAATTAGAGACAAGAAATGGCAAATGTAGACAAAGCCTTTGGCTTAAACCCCTATAAGGGGAACAGCGCCGGTTCTTCCGTTCAGATAGTTAACAAATACAATATTAGCACATCCGGATATGGTACAAGCATCTACCAAGGTGACTTAACGATATTCGCAGGTGGTTATATCAACTCATCAGCAGTTAGTTCTGCTAATATAGTTGGTGCGTTTTCGCATTGTTATTATGTTGCTACTGACGGAACTCCTACCTTTAAGAATTACTATCCAGCCAGCACAACGGCACTTGGAAGTGGAGCCATAGAAGCTTATATCTATGACGACCCTAATCAATTGTTTATTGTCCAGGCGGATGGTGCTTCGGCCCAAACATGTATAGGCAGAAATGCTGATACTGATGGGATAGGTGGTAGTACGACAACTGGTGTTGCTACTCGCGAACTAGACTCTAGTACCATTAACACTACAGCAGCATTACAGCTTAAAATTGTGAGTGTGGTCCAAGACGACGTAAACGGTGACCTCACCGCAGATAATGCAAACTTAATTGTTTTAATTAATGAGCATTACATGCGTGGTGCAGTCGCTGGTACATAAGGAGTAATATAGATGGCAATTACTAGAGCCCAATTAGTCAAAGAATTACTTCCAGGTTTGAACGCATTATTCGGCCTTGAGTACGATAGATATGACAAAGAATCAGAAGAAATTTTTGAAACTGAGTCAAGTGATCGTGCTTTCGAGGAAGAAGTAATGCTTACAGGCTTTGATACCGCACCGGTTAAGTCAGAAGGAGCAGGCGTAGCGTTTGATCAAGCCCAAGAGGCTTTCACATCACGTTACACGCATGAAACTGTGGCGCTGGCATTCAGCATCACAGAAGAAGCGGTCGAAGATAACTTGTACGATAGATTATCGGCAAGATATACTAGAGCACTTGCAAGAAGTATGGCGAATACCAAGCAAATCAAAGGAGCTTCTGTATTAAATAGAGCTTTCAATTCAAGTTACCCTGGCGGTGATACGAAAGAACTTTGCGCAACTGACCACCCCACTGTGGGCGGTCCTAACTTGCGGAACGAACTTTCAACATCTGCTGACCTAAGCGAAACTTCATTGGAACAAGCACTAATTGATATAGCTGCCTTCACTGATGAGCGTGGATTAAAAGTAGCTCTTCAGGGGACTAAATTAGTTCTCCCTAAAGAATTACAATTCGTTGCTGATAGAATATTGGAATCACCAGGCAGAGTAAGCACTGCTGATAATGACATTAACGCTGTACGTAATATGGGCCTCGTCCCTGAAGGGTACACAGTTAATCATTATCTGACAGATACTGATGCTTGGTTCATCAAGACTGATTGTCCGAACGGATTCAAAATGTTTGATCGTTCACCAATCAGAACTTCGATGGAAGCTGATTTTGATACAGGTAATGTTAGGTACAAAGCTCGCGAAAGATACTCGTTCGGGTGGTCTGACCCCCGTGCAGTATTTGGTAGTCCTGGAGCATAAGGCTAATTAGACAATTATGGAACCCCGCCGGGGGTTTCTTACTCAACCCGGC